GTGCAGCAGTTGGAAAGGCAAAATATGGGACAGACCTTGATCGCAAAGACCTGTCTATTCTAGAGTGGATTCAACACGCACAGGAGGAACATATGGACGCGATTCTATATTTGGAGAAACTCAAGAAGGAGCTTAGTTGCTGTACGCCAGACCGCCCATGCCACTCATGATGCGGAAGATGTTGTAATTCACAGCATACATGCGGAAATTGTAGGGACGAGTCTTAGTGGGGAACGTAGCACCGGCAGAGTTGATGGCATCATATACCAGCGTTGCCGTATCAATACGAGAGAAGTTGCAAGTGCCGCTGGGTTGGTGCTCCTCGGGACTGATGGCAAAAGAGTATACGTTGATAGGGTTCATGTCGGCAAGCAGTAGAGGATCCGCTGCGACGCCACCATCAGACGTATTGACCACTGCACGAGAAACGGCACCGAACGCACCGCCACTGTGGTGCTGGTAACGCTGCACCTTCCAGAAGTAATCGCCGAACCTCTCGTCGAACCGATCCTGACCATTTAACTGCAGGCGAGCACGGTCCACTATATCGTCATACACAAAGGGTTGCGTGAAACCTGCAGAAGAAGTGGCAGCAGACCCGCAGTCCGTCTTTTGTGCATCCTGGAAGACCCAGATGAGTTCCTTGACGGGGTGGTTCAGGGTCAGATCAATGCGACCCGCCTGCGTCGTCACCTGCTGCTGACCCGTATACTGCACCTGGTCAATCAGATACTCGTGCGACTCCTGAGCAAAGCGACGACGCTCGTCCACATCCAAGTAGACATAATCGATATACAGTGCCATGTCCCTCAGAGGAGGCAGATTGGATGCAGCCTGTGCAACGGATGTCCACGCACCTCTGCTCACGAGGTCTGTGGAATCGGCAAGCGTGATGTTGAATCGAACCTCGTGATACTGCAGAGCGATCAGAGGCAGTGCCAGACCGGGATTGCGATTGAACCAGAACTGCAGAGGCACATACAGAACACCCGGGCGACCACCGCAGGTAGTCACAGAGGTAGTGTTGCCCGCTAATGCAGGTTGACGACCACCCGTCATGGTATCCAGCACCATTGCCTTGTCGATATCGGCAGTCAGAGTCTCCCATAGGTAGAGCCACTCGCCATAATGACGATCGATGATCTGACCGCCAATCTCCACCTCAATCTGCTGAAGAAGCAGGTAACCCAGACGACGCTGTGCACCGCCCGTCCACAGTACATTGTTGGTCTTTCCAGTCGCTGCAGCAGTCGTGTCGGGCAGCGTCACCTCTACGTAGGTCTTCCATACCAGGTCGGCGTTGCGATTTACCACAGCAACCACACGCTGGCCATAGACAGGCGAACCCGTGAAATTCACACGCATGGCCTCCACCGCGAAGTTCGTGTGACGCTTATACAGAACCTTCCAGAAGGTGATGTGGGGATTCCCCGTGATATAGGCATCCTGAGCACCATAGGCAACGAGCTGTAAGAGACCACCACCCATTTGTCTTTATTCTCTGGAACGATATATTCTTTGGAGAATGAACTCGTTGCGGGAATAAGATTTGACAAGCCATATTACAAATGAGCAAGTTACCGCCCATCTATGATATTCTAAAGAAAGGGGAGGAACATCTCGCAAAACCTGAAGTGCAGGAGGCGAACAAGAAGGCGGTAGAGGAGTTTAAGAAAAAGAATGCGATGCCTCCTTCGAACCAATCTTCCAAAGGCGGAAGAAAATCAACGATATCGTCCAAATTCAACCGTTGCGTAAAATCGGTCAGAAAGACTGTGCGGGCTCGCAAGGGGTCGACCAAGGAGTCTGCTGCAATTGGGATTTGCACCAAGTCCGTGCTTCAGAAGCGTGGGCGGACAATGAAGAGATATCGTAAGGGTCGACTGGTTACGCAGAAGAAGTTCAGGGGTGGTGCGACGCCTCAACCAGAACCACAAGGGTTTGGACTCTTTCGCCGTGGGTCGGTGCCAGAACCTCCTGTCACATGGCAAAGCATTGCCCAAGGTATCGAGACTTCTCTTCAAGCGTTTGGGTTTTCCGACAATCGTATGACTGATTTGGAAGAACGTGTCCATGGTGAAATACTAAATGTAAGTGTTCCTATGACAGAACGCGATAGGGATTATGTAACAGATATACTTAGCTTTGCAATCGAAGCAGATTCGAAACGAATCATTCAAGCATTACACGCTAAGGGCGTCAGCAAACAATTTATGCTTACAATCTTCGAGACATTACTAGAACCGAGTGCTGATGTTTCCCCAGGATTTAGGACGAAGCTTCAAAATCTCCAGCCTACTGTTACAAATTTAGAGCCCATTAGTGGTGGTGCAATAGTTGAAGAAGAAGACCAAGATCCCGACGCAGTTCCTCCTCGTACATGGGAGAGTATTGCTGGGAAATTACAACTAAATACTAGATTCTTTGGACACAATACAAATCTCATGAATAATCTTGAACAAACTGTAGTCGATGAAATACGCAACGTAACATCTAATGCTACGGTAGATGATGTTGACAATATGATAGTTATACTTAACTTTGCAATACAAAAGAAATCAAAAAAGATAATTGAAGCACTACATGCTAGAGGAGTAGGCAAGGATACTATTCTTATGATTTTAGACAGACTGGTTGAGGATCCTGAAAACGCACGATTTAGGGAAAACATTGAGACTCTTCGGCCATTTGTTGCAAACCTAAGTTAATTTCTAAGAGATAGTAAAATGGCCGCGTTTGACTGGGGTAATAATGAACGCCCTGTAGATAGACTGAGAAATCGCCTTCCAAATCGGTTTAACTTTACAGGAGCAGAGCAACGGGGGATGAATATGGCAGCCGCTCTCCCTGAAATGCAAAAGAAGGTTGCAGAACGTCAGACACGCGATCTCCTGCGCGGGTTGAATGGTAAAGTTCCGTTAGAAGTTGTTAGGAAGGAACTTCTACCGAATGTTGCTACAGGAAAGTATGAGGGCGGGAAAACACGAAAGGGAAGGAAGACGCGGAAGACTCGGAAGGCTAAGAAGAGTCGCCGTCGCTACTAAATTGCTGTAGTCCTAGCTTCGCTGCCATCTGTTCAGCTTTCTTCCGCGTAGACCCAGACCCAAAGGCTATACGCGTTCCATCTGGATCGCACACTACAACCGTAATCTCATTCTTCTTCGGGTCATTGGATAACATCTCATACACCGGCGTGCACTTCTTCTCTCGCTGATAATACTTTTGAAACAAGTCCTTGTAATTGGTCGTCTCGTTGATAGCTTCCTCAATATCTAGGTATGCCTCCATCACAGAGGTTACAAAGGTAGAGACAACGTGAAACCGATTTCCACAGTCTGTCCACAGTGCACCCAGAAAGGCTTCAAAGATGTCGCCCAGTTTTTTGGTATTATTGCGTCCATTAATCGCAACCGACTCCTCATTGTGACGCGAAATGACATAGAAGCGATCCAGTCCAATCTTCTTGGACAGTTGACCGATACATTCGTTATTGACGAGTGTCTTGCGTGCATCTGTGAGAAATCCCTGCTTCTTCTCGGGATACTTCTTGCGAAGATAGGTGGCTACACACACGCCCAATACTGAATCCCCTTCGAATTCCAAACATTCATATGACTCATCTTGAAGGGGCATGACTCCAGGAGGACAGGGTGCTAGTTGTGCGAGTTGTCCGTCCGGTGTCGTATATTCCAGTCGTCGCACATAGGTCGTATGAACCATTGCCGTCTGAAACACGCGTGGGTTGCTCACCCGATAGTGAGGCAGCCCATGCTTGTGTAGGATTTTGTGAATGTCCTTTTCTGTAAAGAACTTGTTTGCAGGGTTATAGGGGCAATAGAGTTCCATTGAATGTTCGTGTTCTTATATCAGAGTCTTCCATTTTAATAGTATTGAGGGAACGTCATACGCAGACCCGTGTAGACAGCACCAAACACGACGGCGTGAGTCACCACCTGGACAATGTGGGACTGACCGGGCGGCAGGGACAGCAGCACGCCGGGGGACAGCAGGACAAAGAGCACAACGGGCACAATGACGTTCAGATCCATCTTGTTTGTATATAGGAACTTAAAAATATCTCACAACAATGTCATAACTTAATGGTCAAAGCTTTGGTAAATCTCACTGCTCGCGTTGTGTGTCTCCATCGGGAGATGACTCCTCTCATTGGCAGAATCCATTCAGGATTCATGGTCGAGAGAAGCATTCAGGCAGTGGAGAATGATATTCAAAAAATGCAGGAGATGTTACGCGAATTGCGGGAAACACTCAAGGCACCCAAAACGGATTCATCACAGTTCATACCTATGAAGTAACATCACAATGGAACTACCACTCACTTGGGAGGCAATTCGCCACACGACAGATGCTATGCAGAGACAACGTACAGAGGAGTTGAAGATTGCAATTTCCGAACCTATGGATGACCCGCAGTCTATTCTACAGGAGTTTGAGCGTGACCTTCGCGATAGCATCAACAAGAATGAAAAAAGGACACGGTTTACCTACACACTTGCAACATATCCTCGTATCTACTCTCGATTTGGAAAGAATGACGTGAACGAAGCACTACTACGCATGGCCAATGTATATCTCTGTAACTACTTCCCTATCGCAACCGCAAGCATTGACGCTGGAGACGACGAGCATTCCTGCCGTCTCTACATTCACTTTAGTCTTCCGTGGCTTTCAGGTCAAACGAATAGTCGTTAACCACGAGCGTAGGCTCATGACGACGCACAATCTCGCGAAACACATCCTCACCATGCTCGGGCAGAATCTCTAGTAGATATGCCTCCAACTGCTTCTTGGACAGGGTCCAACCCTTTTTCCATTCACCTGGCTGCTTCACGATAAACACCATCTTTGACTTGTTGAGGTCAATCTTGTCGGGCAGAGGCTCCTTGATACGCGACTCGTTATACGCGGCAGCCAAATCCATCTCAATCTCCTGACGATGCTCACGCAATTCTTTTGCTTGAGCATTGACTTCAGTCAGCTGCTTGCTCACGTCGATGTAGCGAGAAAGGATAGGCTTCAGGGTCTCCATTGTGTTGTCCGTTTCTTACCCCTGCGAGTTTTCGTTTTCTTGGTTTGACGACGGCGTGACTTTCCTTTCAGGATTTGTCGAGCAAGAGCACGTTCACCACGCGACGTTTGTGGCACATTGGCGACACCGCATGAGAAGTCATACAGAATAAGGTCGGTATACTTCTTTTTTGCTAGGCTATCTACGAGAGTCGACAGTTTGAGAATGGCATTCTGTTTGTCTCCCAACAAATCAGGAACAGGGTATTTCGACACTATATTGACACGAAAGTCATACTTTGTTCCTGGCTCTCGAACATCTGTCTCATTTCGCGAGAATTCCTTTTCGGGTATCATTGAACCAGGTGAGAATGTCTTGACAGCCAATGTTTTATCAAGGGTTCGTGTCATTTCCGCTAGGTCCTTTTTGGTGAGTCCGCGTAGAGAATCGAGAACGTGTGTTTTCAAATGAGGTATCATAAACTCAATTGACTTTGGAATGTCATCAATGGTTCGTGTACATTCGTGTTCCTCACTCAGATTGTTGGGTTGACAATATTGGTATAACAGAACATTCATGATTCCATCAATCTGTTGACTCGTAGAATATGTACATACCGCTGGAGCTGACACAGGGATGAAATGAACATTTATTCCCTCTGGAACCTTGAATGTAACGGGCTGGTCAACACCCGCAGCATCTTTCTGTGTCGTGAACGCTCCATGCGTTGTCACTGCTATCGCAATGGGCTTCATCTTATAGTATTCCAATAAAACAATAGGCATGTCAGTCTTTGACGAAGAAGAAATTGAACGTCTCCGTCAAGTCTACAACAAGGAACATTCGAAAGAAAAAGCTATCCCGAAAGGAGATGCGGAATCTACATGGATGGAACTTCAGTCCCGTCTACGCGAAAAGTGCCATACGGGAAGGGCAGAGTGTATTGTCGCCAGTCTCTTACGCAAACCCAAGGCACCCAAAGAATGGGCACTGAATCGGTATGATTGGTTGTCATCGGATGACATTGACTCAGTAGAAAAGAACTATATGGATGTGTTTGCGGATTACTATTATATCGCAACCGTTCCTATTGACTTTGATTTGAAAAGCGAAACTCAAAAGTGTTTGGTGTCTACTATGTGTTCGTTGAAATTGAAGGATGTATATGACAAGGGAAAACATCGCATTGGGATTGTCATTAACACGGATCCACACGATGGACCGGGTGAACACTGGGTTGCAGTCTTTTGCGACATTCGTCCTGAATTGGAATATCCTCGTGTCACCTATTTTGATTCTTACGCAAATGAGCCTGAGAAGGAAATCAAGACTCTGATGAAACGATGGAAGGAACAATGGGACGCCACAGGAATTCATAGCAAAGGGATGAAAATGACCTTCAACAAGACACGTCACCAATACAAAGATTCCGAATGTGGGATGTATTGCTTGTATTTCCACTATGCGTGTCTGATGAACTTGCCGATGGATGAACGCATGCCCGACGATGTTGTCAATGCATTTCGTAATCTATTGTTCGACATGCCCAACAGCCGAAAATAGAATCATCGTCAAAAGAATAATGGAGTGGCTTGTTGCCATATTTTTACTCGTTGCGATTGGGTATTTGTTGTTTGACACCAAACTTGGAGAAGTGCCTGTACTGACACCTCGCAAACGACTCTGTGATTATTATGCCCCGGGCTCTGTGTTTGAAGACATTCCCACTGCATTGGCTCGTGGTGTCCGTCTGTTGGAAGTCCATGTGTATTCAGATGAACAGGACCATCCCGTTGTCGCACTTCATCCTCAGAATGACGGGTATGATTATGCACTGGAGAATGTGACATTTGAGCAAGTTTGCGTGATGGTTGCGAATGATGCATTCCCTTCTGATGACCCGTTCATTCTCTCGATTGTGCCGCATACGGAAAAGACCATCACTATCAATCGCGTCGCGGAGCATCTGAAGACCACCGTGAGACGCAGGTTGATTACGACAACTAAGAATGTCGCAACACTCCCAATCGACACGCTGAAGGGTAAGGTGGTCATCGTGTCGGGAGGCAATGCGAAGGGGACAGAATTAGAAGAACTTGTCAACTTGTCTTGGGATGATTCCAATCTACGCAGGTTAACCTACCAGCAAGCCCTTCATCCTCGCGATGAGGAGGAATTGATGCGTTTCAATAAGGACAATATTACACTGGTCGCACCCGAGCCCGAGTTGCGAACGGTGACGGCAAATCCTGAGAAACCCAAACGTCTTGGATGTCAGTGGAATTTGTATGACCGGAGCGGAGGGGGATTCTTTCTTGCGTTGTGAATAAAATGGAAGGTGAGGCAACGACTGGTGGCAAGCGTAGTGCGTGGATGTCCCACGTGAAGAAGACGATGAAGGCCAATAAGGGCATGAAGCTGATGCAGGTGCTGAAGCTGGCCAAGAAGACCTACAAGAA